CATCGCCATTATTTACGGCTAAAAGTTTATCAGTTGTTGCATCCCAAAAAGTAGCCACACCCGTTGGCATTTGTGTTTGTATTTTAGTAACCGTACCTGTTAGGATTTTGCCCGTCACTCCAGATAAAACCACCAAGGGCGACCCGACGGTATAGGTCGTGTCTGTTATTTGTTCCCATCCCGTAAATGAATAAACTTCATCGAAATTATCGTTTATCATATCGCCACCTGCTCGAAGCGTTGTTCCTGTTCCGTCATTCGACGTCGTACCTAAAAAGATTGTTTGTTTAGCCATTATCCCAAGTTATTAAAAGATTATCAAAAGTTATTTCATCATTGTCAAATTCCACTACGCCTGCATTTTGCGTTATGAATATTTCAATTGTTTGCAAAGATTCTAAATTCGTAACCGTTACGTTATTGAAACGTTGCAACCCCGTATTATTTTGTAAAAAAGTCACAAAGACATTCGTACCCTCAATCGTCGCACTCAGCCAAGTATCATCATCGACCGCCACCGTGCTGTTACCTATGTTTGGAATAGAAACGGATTGCGTTTGTTCTAAATAGTCCGCTATTAATTCATTTACACTTGAAGTAAATCCGTTTATTACCGCATCAAAAGCATTGATTAAATTTAAAGTTACCGCCCTCGTTAAAAGGTTAATATTGAAATTATCAATTCTGTAATAATTATTTTTAATTTCCAGAATATCATTCAGTTTTAATTGTAATAAAATCCTTAAAGGAAGTATTGCGCTATATTTAAACAATCGTCTTTTAATATTAAAAATCGACGTGATATAATTTTTGTAATAATTTTGGTAAAGTGTATTTTCACTTTGTGTGTTATCCCACTCATTGTTTTCTATACCAAAATTAAGATTGTATTGTGGCGTGGCCCAATCAATAGAGTGCGACGGTGTATTGATAGTCGTATTCAAAATTTCTTTGACGCCTACATCGTTTATGTATCCAATTGGATAGCCCGAGTGAAAAGTGTTCACATTATAAAAAATATGTGGGCTTGGATTCACTGGCTCAAACTTATCGTCGATTATTGCACCATACATTATGTTGGTCATATTATCAGGATAGGGCGAACTACTTGATTCATCTTTTAACCTTTCATAAACAAACTGTTCAAACGGTAACTCAAATGTCAACGCTTCGCCCTCTAATGGTTTGCCAGATTTCGTGCCATCGTCAGTCATTAAGATTTCAGCATCTCCATAACCAATACCGTTGGATTTCTTAAATTGATTATTTAAAATCGTGACAGGCTCTTTATGCGTGAATTTAATTTCATTTAAAAGATTGCCTCTTGAAACTTCCAAAGTATCGGTTTTTACAAATCTTGTAATATTCCAAAGTTTGCCCGTTGCATAATAATTGTCAATTGTATCTATATAAAGATTTTCGTTATCGTCTGAAATTACTACAAGTTTAAACATCGAAAACAATCCTTTAAGAAAATCAATTATTTTAATTTTTGGTAGGTTGTTTTTAATGATAAAATTTGCTCCGATTGTTTGCTCTCCAAACGTTGCCAATTGGTTAGGATCGCCACCGTATAAAAATATAACTTCTAAAGACGGTGTAAATTTAAACTCATTGTTTGAATAAATGTGCCAAGTGTATTTTGCTGGGTCGTTTCTTTCAAAATTACCAAAAGTTACAGTTTTTGTTCCCGTTAAACTTGCAACTTTTCCAGAACTGTCTCCGTCTTTTCTCCTTTCGATTGAATAAACAATATTTTCATACCCTGCGCTCGGTGTTATTTTAATAGCTATTTTTATACTTCGCCCTCCCATAACAAAAGTATCTTCTACTAAATCGAGAGTACCTGCTTCGTATGTAATTGTTCCAAAGTTTGTAAAATTTACTTTAACCTCGTTATTTGCCTTGCCAGAAATTGTGCTTGTATTATTTACCCAAAGGAATAAATTTTGAAATTCAATCCTATCAAAAAAATCACGGCTAAAATTAATTTCGTACTTTGTTTCTATCGCTTCAATTATTTTGATTAATCGAATAGACGGGTTTAAATAACTCCAATCTATACCCTCGCCCATTGCGTGTGCTATGTTTATAGATGTTGGAATAATGGTTGAAGTTGTAGGCTCGTATCTTAATGCTTTTTTAACGAAAAGATTATAAATAACATCTCCATCATTTTGCAATAAACTTTTAACTGTACTACTATTATAATTGTGGTCCAGTAAAGGGAAGTCTAAGATTGAAAGTTCATCATTTTTCAATTTGTCTTTTAAAGATACCAAATTACCCACGAAATTAATCGAATAAGAATAAGGCTTGCTTTGTTTTAAAATTACCTTTTCGAGCGACCATTTTCCAAAGCGAAAAGGCATACCGTCAAATTCAATTCTGCCGTTTACTTTTACCCGGGCATCAAAAGCGTTATCGATATTCGCATCATAGTAATGTTTGAAAATCTTGTTGTTATTGTTTGAAGCTGGCACCGTGAAAGACTTCGCATAATCTGTTGTATTTTTTGTAATATCATTCACGTTGGCAATAGAACTGTTTAGCTCTATGCTTTCATCTTGGAACAAATCCAACAAATCATTTTCGATATATATTTTAAGCATTGTTTATCTCATTAAATGCGTACTCAAACTCAATTTCGTAATTAATCAAACGGTCTTTTTGCCTTGACTTATATTCCAAAGTTTTACTACCTAATTTCAACGGCGTATAAACTCCATCTTTATAACTCCAAACCCTCTCGGATAGCATCAACTGTTTAAAAGTTTCGTTCATTGTTTCAGAAACAAATCCACTATTCATTTTAAATTTAGATTTTCCTTGCACGTTGTAAGTTACAAATTGATGATTGCCAAAAAGTGGCTGCCCTCGATCGGCTTCAAACTCTTCGCTTGTAATTGATAAGCTTTCTGTTTTCGCTTTAAAAAATGTTAAAAATTGAAGCGCACCCTCTTTATTTTGAAAGGCAATATCTAAGGGCGTGTATCTACATTCGTCTTGGATTAATAGTGTAATAGTTTCACTATTGAAACTGATTTCTATGTATTCATCCGTCACGGCTTCACTCACATCAACAAAGATGTTTTTTACCATTTCACCACTTTTGATGGAAGTAGGCTCGACTATTGAATAGTCTATTTCGTTATTTGGGTATGAAATTACTGTTATCATGGTGTACAAGGTGTTGCTCCACTTATGGAAATTATATCAATAGCTATTATTTCTCTACATTCGTCTGGGAATAAATAATCTGAAACTTCTACAATTCCTAAAGCATTTATAAAAGTGACTTCACCACCATTCCAACTTGGTGATTCTTCTTGAGTTCCTGTAAAATAATAAGTTAATGGGATTCCATTCACAACATTCAAAGTTACCGTTGCCGTGCTTGTATTCATTGCACTATCTGTAATGGTATATGTAAATGTTTGACCGTTTACAAACGTTCCATTTGGCGTAAAAGTTAATTTACTTCCCGATCCTGTTATTGCGATTGTTCCCGTTGTAATTCCTGTCGTGTTAATTGCAGTTATAGTTGTCGGCGTTGTACCTAAAGCATCATTACCCAATACCATTAAATCAACAATATCAGCGTTATTTAAATTATACGTTTCATTTACTGCTGTTGGTAAAACTGGCACCGCACTAATATTCAAAGTTACCGTTGCCGTATCTTGATTCAATAAACTATCTTGTATGGTATAAGTAAATGTTTGCGGTGTTGTAAATGCTGTTCCTTTCGTGAATTTCACCGTACTGCCAACTATTGACAAAGTGCCAACACTCGCTGGCATTATAGTCGTGATTCCGATTATTGACGTCGGAGCAAATCCTAAATTATCATTTGTCAAAACGTTTATGATTGTATCTTGAAAGAAAATAGCAACCGTTTCGTTAACTGCGTTTATCGTCGAAGCTGGCTCTAAAACTTTGATTGGTAAATTGAAAACTCCGTCACGGTTTACCTTAAATTCCACGCCTTGCATTAAGATTCTATTCACGGGTATATCAGGGTTTTGTCCTTGCATTCCGTAACCATAACCACGAACAACTAAGTTAATAGTTTGTAACTCTTCAATCGTGGAACTATCATAAGTCACCGAAGTTTTGCACCATCTTTGATTGCTTTCGTTAGGTGCAAAGTCTATAAAATCATTTATCAAACGTGCAATATTAATTTTATCGCTTCCTGTTGAAGTTGTAGGATTGGTCTTTGTCATCGAATAACTTGCAACGGCTGGTACTGCACTTTTCAATCCGTCCCAAACGTAAATCTTTAATGTATATTTTGAACAAGTTACCCCCGTCAAAGGACTGACAAATGGAATAGTAACGTAATATGGTGAAAGGCTTTTTATCATTTTAATCTAACTTTTAATTGTTCTTCAACTTCCAAAGCATAAGCTGCATATATATCGTCTGGCACTCTTTTAAAAGCTTGTTCAAAAGGCTTGGTAAAAAAGTTTGTCGTTTCTAAACCTTTATTCCAAATTGAACGAATAATCAAAAAAGCCGTCGCTTTGTAACTTAAAAACTGTTTTGTTTTTCGGTCTTGAAACTGTATTCTTTTACGTGCAACCCACCCATTAATTCCTTTTGTAAGCCCTCCACTTTTACCCGTACCCGTGCCAAACTTAAAAGGACTATTCGGGGCTTTTGCTGAACTACTAACACCCTTAACACCTTTGTCAACAAACTGCCAATAATCATTCGCACTTCCAAAATCAAAACTTAACGTCGTACTATCTTTTTCTTTTGTAACTTCAAACTTTACACCATTGTAAAGATTAGAAGTATCCTTTTTCTTTTTCTTTGAAAGATTAGATTTCGATTGCTGGACTACATACTTCCCGAACTTATTTAATTCATCGACTACTGACATAAATTTATGATAGTGTTTGGCACTTCGACTGCAAATGTTAATCTTGCACCGTCTAATAATTTCGGTGCCTCAAATGAACCCAATTCAAAGGATGGGTTTTCACTTGCCGTTATATTATTTTCTTCAAAATCAATATACATTTTATTCCAAAGTCTGTTTAAAACCGCAATCGCTAAATTATGATTGTCTACCTCGTTATCGTTACCCCAAAAATCATCCGTTTGAATTTCTTTACTGATGTTCCGGATATCGAAACAACTTAATTCTACATTGAAATTAACAGTACTTCCATTCGTAAACCCTCCAGATTCAATAATAACATTTACCAAAGGGAATATAGTCTCTTTTGCCAAATCTTGCTTTTTGGTTACTTTATTGACTTGGCTATCTGCCTCGGCAAGCTCTTTAATGTATCTATAAAGTTCTGTCAGTTGGTTCATAATTCAATAGTATTACTATTCTTATTCATAATCTTATATTTCAATTTCTGTGCATCAATTTTATGAGCTAAAAATAAATGAAATTCGTGGATGTTTGTTTTTAAAACTTTGTCCAACTTCCAAATTTTGCCCTTGCACATTTCAAAAATCGTTGCATCCCACCCCCACTTTTGAAAGTAGTCGCTGGCATGTTTTCCCTCGCTTGTTCCTCCGTTGTATATTTCTGGGTATAGGCTATTAATTCGTTCGCTAAACTCGAAAAAAAAACAAGTGAACCATTTACAATCGACAAAGGCATATACTTCATAACGTTTGCACGTTGCTCCGTACCATTGTATTCTACAATCTTATAATTGTTTCCCACTTTACTTTTAATCGGTCTAAAAAGCACTGCCATAAGTTTGTGCATTTCTGCTACATCTTGACTATAAACAGTTAAATCACGATACTCTCCTGCTGTAATCTTGTCAAAGTTTGGAATAAAACCGAACTCTACATCTTTGATTTTAAAAGTAGGTTGAAATTCCGTGGTTTGATTAAGTGCTAAATCAATTAATGCCAATATTTCAGCATAGTCTGTTTGACTTAACAAAGGTATTCTTTTACGTTCCAAGCCTGTAAAGATTTCAATCTTTCTAACATTAAACTGGTCGTCCTTTAAATCAGTTCGTTTCAAAAGCAAATCATACTTTTGGAACTGGTGCAAGGCTATATCGTTTATTGATTCTGGAATAGTAACTTTCATAATTATATAATGAAAAAAAGGTTATTTTGTTTTATCGAATATCGAAATTATATCCACCACTTAAATTATAAGTTACGTTATAACGGATTGCATCCAAGGCATGATTCCACATATCGCAATATAACTTACTACCTTTGTCCGTGTACACATAGTTGTTTAATTCCTTGCCTATGTTTTCTCCATCGATTATCAATTGGTAATCTTTCATCAATTCCACACCTACATTGATACTTCCTGCGCCCTTTGTTGTGCCAATTATTCTATTACCAAACTTTGCTAATTCATCAATCAAACGAGGCTCTGCGCTATCTGCTACAATTAACTTTCCTTTTGTTATTGTGTTATTTATGTGTGCTATTTCGGATGTTGTAAGTTTCGGTTTGTATAAATGCTCCTTGCAATAAATGATTTTTTTCTTTTTATCGATTGCAACCTCAACTAAAGTAGTAGGGTCAATACTGAAACCATAATCTTGACCGAAACTTGTCTGTAAATTATCCGGATTGAAAATGCCATACTGCCAATTTGTAAATACAACTCCCTCGGCTTTGTCGAGCCAACCACCTAAAATAACGTGTTGGTATTTTTTAGGATTGTTTTTCTTGACTTGCTCCACTTCGTCAATAAAAGACTGGTCTAAATTATTGTAATTATCTAAATAGGTAGTATGAATATAAGTTGTATTTCCTTTCGTGCCATTAAACCCCTCGGTTACTCCTGCCTGTTCAAAGAATTTTTTATAAATCCAATGCTCTTTCGTGGATGGGTTTAAGATTAAAAGGATTCTATTTTGTTTGCCTTTTTGTCTAATCGAAAAATTTATTTTATCAAATATCGATTCATCTATAAGCTCCTCGGCTTCATCTAATATCCAAGTGGTAACGCCTTGCAAAGATTTTAAGTTCGCTGTTTGGTCGCCACTGGATGTTTTGATTCCTTTGAAAATAATTTCGCTTCCAGATTGTGTGTTTACGATTTCGGACTTTTTTACTTCAAAAGCGTGATTCAATTCTAATAAATCAATTTTCTCTTGAAATTCTGGAATAATTGAAAGATGCGCACTTGTCATCGTTTGCCTTGTAAACAAAATCTTATGCCCTGCCTCAAACGATAAGAGGCTGGCAAATCTGCCAACCTCGAATGACTTACCAGAGCCTCGACCACCTGTTAAAACAAAGTAGCGTGTATTGTTTCCTAATCTATTCCAATGCTTCGGATGTTTCTGTATCATATAATTTTGTTATATCAAAGCTTGAAACTGAAACGTTATTGTCAATAGTTTGTTTTGGCATACCAAAGCGATAACTTAACCATAGTTTGATAGCGTTTACATCATTTTCTAATACTTTTTGATACAAAGCTCTCCAAACATTTTCAGGAACTGTTATTGCATCCATTGTTTCAATTAAAGATAATACTTCATCTTTTTTTAAACGTCCTGAATTGGGTCTTGCTCCACCGTGTTTTTTTACTTCCATTTTGAAAAATTTTGAAATCCAAGTTTTACCTGCATATCGTTGCTCCAATTTTATAATCAACCATACTACCCACTCCAATAGTTTGACCGTTGCATTCGTAAGTGTATGCGTAGTTTTTAATTTTATCGCTTAACATC